AACTCATCTTATTAACTCTAGAACCTTCTTCAACCCGCATAATAGCTTCAGCATGTTCGATATCTAAGTGTCTAGCTAAATTCAATGCTTCTATTTCTAGTTCAATATAACTAATGTCATATTCTGCTATTACTTGAGGTTTGAATTCTTTATATTCTTTATTACGTTTAGGATGATATAAAGATAACATTTTCTGTAAATTTTGTTGTTCTTTAGGAACAAATAATCTTCCAGATTGAAAAATAATATGCCCTAAAGTAGCTGTTCCTTTTTGTTCATCTACAAAAGGAGAGGACATGTTAGTTGCATATCGTAATTCTCGTTGTTCTCCATTTTCTTCATCAAAATATAATAAAGGAGATCTAGCACTATGTCTAGAGCTTAATCTTAAAGTTAATGGTTTTTTATTTGTTAAAGTATATAAACGGTCTTTTATCTCCCATTTATCTACTGTTTGAGTTGTTTCCATAATATAATATAATTAGATAAAAAAACTAGAGTGCCGAAGCACCCTAGTAAATTGATATTTATCAAGTAGTAAATAATATAAAGTTATTTGCTGCTTGAGTAACTAAACATCTTTCAGATAGGAAGTGTACTTCCATAGCATCTAAAGATGATGTGTAAGCTCCGCCTACAGAACCAGTGACCCAAGATTTTAATCTTCTGTCATCTGCTTCTGAAGCTCTATATCTTACGTGTAAGAATGGACGTCTTATGTTAGAACCTAACATTTGATCGTACACTGTAGAAGTTCCAGCTGGAACTAATACTCCTTCGATGTCTTTTGCTAAACCACGAGTGGAAGCATCATTAAGATATTTCCAATCTGTTTTATAAAAGTCATAAGAACCTCTTCTAAAGCCATCAAAACCGAAGTTTAATGCCATATTAGAATCATTCTCGAACAATCCATAAGATGCTCCAGCAGTGGCGGTAGGATTCGCTGAACCATTTACATTAGCAACCATGTTGTCAATGCTTAAAGCTAAAGATCTATTACAGAAAATCATATTTTCTTCAATAGCACCTTCAAAGTCTAACTGAGCTAAGATATCATCAAAGTCAGTTAAAGCACCATTTCCACCACCAGTACCAGCAAAGTTTTGGTATTCATGTCCACGATCAGCGATCGCAGCGAATAAACCTTGTGTACCTTTGTTACCAGTAAAATTTCCAGCTGTAAGAGAAATTGCTCCAACAGAGTCTCCACCTAAACCAGTAGTTGCTAGTTCACCTTCAACCATCGCCATCTCCATATAGTCTTCAAATCTTAACCTTGTTTCAGATTCAGATTTTAAATACCATAAGAATCCAGATGTTCCATCTTCAGTAGCAACTTCAACCCAACCAATTTGAGCAGTATCAGATCCATTGATCTCAAACTTATCTCTTATGATTATTGGAGAATTACTGTACTGAGTGAAATCTGGTTCAATAGATGATAAAGCATCAGTGTTAGAACCTTTCACCCATTCAGAACCGTATACAAATACAGCTACTGGTGAGTTAAGACCTCCTGAAGAACCTGATCCATCAAATACACCACTAGCTGCGGTAGTTAAACCAGCTGCAGTATAACAAGCAACTGTTACGTCACATGTTCTATCCACACCAGTACCACCACCTTGATAGTTGTCAGGAGCTGCAGTTACCAAAACTTTCATAGTTTCACCTTGTCCATCACCTGTGGTACCATTTCCATAAACAACTAAAGTATTGTTTATTTTAATAGCACATTCTTTACTACCAACTGTTCCCCCAGCTTGAGAAACATCAGGATCAATTGTTACTCTAATTGTGTCATCATCGATAACCTCACACGTTTCGTAAGCTACGTGTAGTCTATTTTGTTCTGACCAAACTACTTGATCAGATGTCATAGGCATTTCTGCCCCGACCATTCTTAAGAATCCGGCAATTGTTCTATTACCATATCTTTCTACCTCTTGTTCATACAGCTCTGGTAGATATTGCTGTGCGAAGTCATTATCACCATCTGTAAAAGACAGATAGTTTGTTGTTAATGCCATTCGCTTTTGGGCTGGTTCCAAATTTGGACCCAACGCAGGATTTAACGCCATAATTAATTGTTTTTAAGTTATGTTCTTTTTTTGATTTTTAATTTTGAACCATCAGCGCCAGTAATTGCTCGTACTTTTAATCCATTAATAAATACATCACCACCAGCAGTGGCACGAGGTTTCCCATCTTGTATATTTTTAGATTTTGCAATAATATCTTTAGTAGCATCGGCTTTACCTTGCTCATAAAAATGTTTTGCTAAAGTATCTGTATTATTAGCAGCATAAATTGCTTTATGATAACCAGAATAATCTATTACTTCTCCTTTATCATTTAAGAACTTCTTAAAAATGGATCGTAAATCAGATTGGCGATCAGCAGTTTCATTAGGATTATGTAATTTATATCTAAATGTTTTGTCTCCAACGTCGAAATTGAATCCTTCAAAATCTCCTTTAAAAAACTTAACAGTATCAGATTTAAAATGTTTATGTTTATCCGTTTGTTCTTGCTGGTTCTGTTTGTACGCATTCCAAAAATCCATAGCTGCTTGATGTTCTGGTGTGATATTACTATTCAACTTGATTTCTTTATAATAATCACTTTTAGACTCTTCTAAGTAGGTACGGGCTTTTGCAATTTCTTCTTTATATGCGAGTTTTTTCTTTTTAATATCTCGCTCACTTTCCTCATCATTATTCCAAGTAAATTTATCATCTAATATAAATTCAATTTCTTCAGGATCTAAATGAGGTTTAGTTTTGTTATAATATTCTCTTAATACTACATTATCTTTAAGAGTAGTATAATCTTTATTTAAATTAACATAGTCTTCTACACTGCCTCCGGTTTCTTTCATAAATTTTACTAAACTATCTATATTTTCCGGTAGTTGAGCAACTGGTTCAACCGGAGCAGGAGAATCTTCTTTTTCAACCGGTTCTTTGTTTTCTATAATTTCTTCAATTACTTTTTCTTTTTCACTCTCTGCGGAAGAGGTTTGTTCTTCGGTGTGTGTTTCTCCCACAGGTGGCAATTCCACGTTACTTTCTTCCCCTGTTTCTTTCTTCTCGCCATCAGGCGGTAACACAACCCTTTCTGTCTCTGGCTCTGGAATGGCATCTTGTGTAGGTTTTTCAGCTAAATCTACTTTAATAGTAGTTTCACTTTTAGTTTTTGTTAATTTTTTAGGACGACCAGGTTTTTTCTTAACCTTAAATTCCCCTTCTTGTTTTACTTCTTCTGACATAATATAATATAATAATTATTAATTTTAGGTAGCTACAAAATCATCTGGCGAAAACCCCATTTGACCTGCACCAACCCCTGATTCAAAGTCTACTGGAGCACTATCATTAGTTCTTTGTGATATCATTTGACTTTGTTGAGTACCTTGTATTCTTGTTCTTTTGTCTTTTCTTTCTTCAATCATTTCTTCTTTTGCTTCATCTTTTGCAATTCTCGCAGCTTCTAATTGCATGTTATATTGATGTTGCTGCTGCGCCATTTGCATATCATGATTAAGTTGAACTTGCATTTTTTGAATTTGCAACTCCATATCCACTTTCTTTAATTGAGCTTCAGTTTCAGACAATGCTTGTTGTTTTTGAACTTCAGCCATTGCTTCTTGTTCTCTAGCTTGGGCCTGTGCTTGAGCCTGTGCTTGCATCATTTCTTTTTGAGCTTGTTGGTCTTTTTCAGCTTTTTTCCTACGTCTATATTTAAGAAATTGATTAGCTAATGTAAGATTTCTTACTTCTCTAATATCTATTGCATCTTCTAAATAAATTTGATTTTCTTTTAATGCTATTTGGATATTTTGTTCTAATTGAGCTTTTTCTTCTTCATCAGGTTCTAAATTTAAAAATATTCCAAAATCATGTAGATTTAAATTAGAAACTTCTCTTAACGTATTAACATTAAATGTTGATATAGAATTTTTCAAAGCTTCAGCTGTTAATGGAAAATTAAGAACATCAACTAATT